GCTACACTCCAGGTGTTCTGTGGTTGAGTTCTCGATCAAAGGTAAGGAGAAGGCAGAGATACAGGTTGCGTTCTTCGAGCGTATCCTTTCTATCCTTAGTAAAGAAAACTGTGAAGCAGATAAAAGAGTTCTTCTTCAATTAATTAATAAACATTTTCCTGATTGGAGGAGAGTGTTGAATGAATTGCAAAGATATTCCGTTGGTGGTAAAATAGATAGTGCTATCTTAGCAGAGTTTTCAGATGTCAAAGTTGATGACCTCATTAAAACGCTCAGTAAGAAAGATTTTTCTGGAGTCCGTAAGTGGGTCAATGATAATCTGGACAATGATCCTGCTGTATTGCTTCGCCGTCTTTATGATGGTCTTTCTTCATCCCTTGAAGGTCCTAGCATTGCTGCTGCTGTTCTCATTATTGCTAAGTATCAGTATCAGATCGCTTTTGTGGCCGACCAAGAAATAAATCTTCTTGCTTGTCTCACAGAAATTATGGTTGAGTGTGAATTCAAATGAAAGCTTTAAAGACTCCTCTTCGTTATCCTGGTGGAAAATCTCGTGCCTGTACTAAACTAGCACAACATTTTCCAGATCTTAAAAATTATAAAGAATATAGAGAACCATTTGTGGGTGGTGGATCTGTGGCATTGTATGTCACTAAGATGTATCCTCACTTAACTATATGGGTTAATGATCTTTATCAACCATTATATAATTTTTGGAAAGAACTTCAACATGATGGTCAAGCATTACAGGATAAGTTGTGGTCTATTAAGAATATGAATCCTGATAGGGATTCAGCTAAGGAATTATTTTTAAAAGCAAAGGAGGATGTTAATGATGAAACTAGATCAGATTTCGATAGGGCGGCTGATTTTTATATTGTCAACAAGTGTTCCTTTAGTGGTCTTACTGAGTCTTCATCATTCAGTCCACAAGCGTCAGAATCCAACTTCTCCTTTCGAGGAATTGAAAAACTTGGCGACTATGGTAAGCTCATTGAGAATTGGATAATCACTAGTCATTCTTACGAAAGACTCTTTACAAGTGATTGGGATAGGAAAGGTATTTTTATGTACCTAGATCCTCCATATGATATTAAACAAAATTTATATGGTAATAAAGGTGAGATGCATAAACGATTTGATCATGATGAGTTTGCTGCTAAATGTGATGATTACACTTCTCCTATGTTAATATCATATAATAGCAGTCAGTTAGTTAGGGATCGATTTAAAGATTGGAACGCTGCTGAGTTTGATCTTACCTACACTATGCGTTCTGTTGGTGATTATATGAGTGACCAGCAACACCGTAAAGAATTGCTTCTACTTAATTATGCTCCGTCTTCTTAATCAATTAAATTATACTCCACCCAATTTACAATTATATAATACAGATTCTTGTGAAGTAACTTTTGATAGCTACAACCAAATGTATAGGTTGTCTGTTGAAGGTGAAGAGTGGATGTCTTATAGGATGAAGGATCATGATCAAGCATATGAATTATATTCTCATTATGATTTGGCTAAAGGTCATTGTATTTGTACTGGATTAGGTTTTGGTGTTAGGGAGAATTGGTTATTGAATAAGAAAGAAGTTAGTAAAGTTACTGTTGTAGAAAAGAATAAAGAAGTTATTGATTACCATCGATTTATTAATCCTCAGTTTTTTGATAATGTAGAAGTTATTCATATGGATGCGTATGAATACACAGGCAAGTGTGATACTCTTTTACTAGATCATTATGAGGAAGATGCTGTTAATGATATGTTAGTATTGCAGAATGCTTCAGAGATATCAAAACATATTGAATGTGATATAATGTGGATGTGGACTCTTGAGCGTATAGTTGCTGGTAGGTCATGGCAAAGAAGTAGTATGGTGGGATCGTATGTTTCAAAAACATTAATATACAATGAAATAAAAACACGATTTGATTTACCTCTACCAGATTTATCTGAAGAGCAGTTGGAATTGTATTACTTCATGTACAACTCTAAGGCAACTAGTGTACACAAACACTTCTATGAAGATGGCAACGCACTTTCTTTTCTTAGATAATGGAACTTAAAAACTGGTTAAACTCAATCAACTTTACAAAGGAGAATCTTTTTGAAGATGAACCTGAAGCCAAGTATCCAGCATTTGTCGTGAACAAATGTTTATCTGGATCTCTTGATTCTGTTTTGTTTGCTAATGAGATGAATAAATCTCATCACTTAGATCCTAAGATGCAATATGATTTCTATCGTAATTCTTTGAGAAAGAAAAAGAGATTTGCTCCTTGGTTAAAGAAGGGTAAGGTTGAGGATTTGGATGCAATTAAAAAATATTATGGATATAGTAATGAGAAAGCACAACAGGCAATGAATATTCTTACAAAGGAACAGGTTAAATATATTAAACAGAAGCTTAATACTGGTGGAAGAATGTGAAGATACTCAGTATAGATTTAGATTTTATATCTGCACCAGCAATTAATGAATTTTATACTAGTGGGATGTGTAAAATTCCAGTAGATGATCAACCAGTAGTTAAATGGAAACAATATCAGTCTAAGATGCCTGAGGCATTTGAATCTATGTCTCAAAATATTGATGTAGATAATTATGATTTTTGTTTAAGAACTTTTTTAAGAGCATTAAAAAGTTGTAAGGATGTTTATTTTGGATATGATCATGATAATATTTTGTATGGTTTAGAAGGTCACAGTGATATTGAAGTAGTTAATATAGATCATCATAGTGATATATTGTCAAATGGTATGGAATCTACAGAACAGGAAATTAAACATCTTGATGAAGATGAAAGAGTTTCTGAAGGAAATTGGGGATATTATTTACAATCACAAGATAGGTTAAAGTCTTTTCATTGGATTTTAAATTTTAATAGTGAAGAGTTTCCTGATACTTTATTGGGTGATAATGTATTTGGTAATAAGTTTAGTTGGTCATTTAAAGAAGATTATGATTTTGGTGATTATAAATTTGATCAGATATTTGTTTGTGTATCACCAGGATATGTGCCACCTTTACATTGGCATATGGGAGGAACCTTTATGAGAGTGTATGAAGAATTAACTGGCAATAAAGTTAATATAGATTTCCTTCATAGAAAATATGAAATGGAAAAATACTATAAAGGAGTTACAAAAATTATATATTGATGCAAATTAATTATTTAAGTCAGGACTCTCCTGATCATAATATTATTAGACAATCTGATTTTATTAATTATGATGATTATCCTTTTAGTAAATGCCCTTGTTGGGGGCATAAAAGTGATAGAACTTTTATTGTAACATCTCCTATTGATTATTCATTTACAATTGATAATCCAGATGCTAAAATGTTGTTCTGGGATGATAAACATTTGAATGCTCCTAGTCCAGTATTTCATATGAAGACTCCTCATTTTTTATTTTGGACACATGATTCGGATGTGTGGTTAGATGTTGGGGATCATCCTATGACATCTTTAGTAAACAATTTAATTACTGTTCCTGGATGGGTACAGATATCTACTTGGCCAGCAAAAGCAAGTTTTTCTTTTGTTGTTGTAGATAAAACTAAACCAGTAGTTCTAAAAAAAGGAGATCCTATTTTTAGATTAACTTTTCATTCACCAGATTTAGATTCTGGTGTTGATTTAGAAAAAGTGGAAGAGCCTTTTGTAATTGATGAAATTATGGAATTATATGAAATGAAAAGAGAACAGGAAATGGATAATGGTACTTGGATAAACAAATTATTTACTAAGGGTAAGTCTAAGTGTCCTTTTGCAAGAATTATTTACTAAATAACTTTACGAACAATTGAATTAAAACGATGAGTGTAGTGAATGAACCAACGGTTGATTGGTCCCCCGATAAAATGGTTGAAGTATCATTAGGTGAACCAGATGATTTTCTTAAGGTACGAGAAACATTAACTAGAATTGGTGTAGCATCCCGTAAAGAAAAAAAATTATATCAATCGTGCCATATTTTACATAAGCAGGGAAGATATTTTATAGTTCATTTTAAAGAACTATTTGCTTTAGATGGTAAGAGAGCCAACCTTACTGTTAATGATGTACAGCGTAGGAATCGTATTGCTCAGTTGCTTACTGATTGGGGTCTCATAAAGATTTTAAATGCAGATCAAATCCAAGACATTGCACCTTTGAATCAGATAAAAGTTTTATCTTATAAAGATAAAGGTGACTGGATACTCGAAACCAAGTATAATATAGGAAGGAAAAAAACGGAGGAAGAATCCTGAAGAAGTTTATTTTTGATGTCGATGGGACTTTGACACCTGCAAGACAATCTATCACACCTGAGTGCTTGCATTTCTTTTATCAGTTTTGTACTCTTAATGATGTGTACTTAGTTACTGGTAGTGATAGAGAGAAGACCATAGAGCAGGTTACACCAGGTGTATACAATCAAGCTAAGAGAGTTTATAACTGTTCTGGTTCTGATGTGTATGAAAGAGATATTAATGTTTATAGAGATGAGTGGGAGTTGCCTAAGGATGTTCAGAATCATTTGGAGAATGAATTATTATTCAGTAAGTTCCCTGTCCGTAATGGTGAGCATATTGAGAGAAGGCCAGGAGGAGTTAACTTTAGTATTCTAGGTAGAGGTCTTACATGCTTTGTTGAGAGGGAAGAGTATGTAAAATGGGATCAAAGAACGAATGAAAGAAAAGAAATTGCCAGAAGACTTAAGTTAAAGTTTCCAGAATTAGAGGTTAATATAGGAGGACAGACTGGTTTAGATTTAGGAGCACCAGGTTGTAATAAGAGTCAGATCTTAAGAGATTTTAGAGATGAACATGAGTTATATTTCTTTGGTGATATGATGGAAGAAGGACAGAATGATTATGCTTTAGCGAAAGCAGTACAAGATCGGGGCGGTTATTCCCACTGTGTTAAGGACTGGAAAGATACTATAATACAACTAAATAAAATTGAGTCGCCGTAAGGGACTTACAATTTAACACTCGCTTTTAAAGGAGGCCATTATGTCTAACATACAAAGATTTCATGCTGAAAGCTTGCCTGATCTTATGGACAAGATCACCAAGAATAGCATAGGACTCGACAATTATTTTGATCGTTTCTTTCATGAGGTTCATAACCATCAAGGAAACTATCCACCTTACAATCTCATCAATGTAAGTAACTGCATCTCTAAACTAGAGATTGCTCTAGCAGGATTTAAAAAGGATGAGATTAAAGTTTACACAGAGTATGGTAAACTTGTTGTAGAAGGTAAGAAGGAAGAGAAAGAGAAAGCAGACTATGCACATAGAGGACTCTCTAATAGATCCTTTGAGAGATCATGGACTATCGCTGATGACACTGTTGTTAAGGAAGTTAACTTTGAGGACGGACTACTAACTGTCACACTCAGCAAGGTAGTACCAGATCATCACACTCGTAAAGACTGGATCTAACAAATGGACACGGTAAGGGGACCCCCCTTTACCTGAATGCATTCACTTAAGGGAGGTAAGGGAGGTAGACACCTCCCTTTCTTTATGGTATAATAACTTCGTTGGGTTGATCACCTGACATGGGAGTGACTGAATAAACTTGCTGGCATAAGGCTAGTTAAGGTGATGCGACAGAGGTGGTGCTCGCTGGAGGAGTCTCCAGAATCGATTTACCAATCGGGTCGTATACAGTGCGGTAAAAATCTACTCAATGTAGCAATGCCCCTCACTTGTAGGTA